GTCCCAATCTTGGAACACACCAGCCACATTGACATCACCTTCGACATCACTGACCTTCATACGGTTCAGCTGTTCGTTGTCTTCTGTGTGAGCTTCAACAGCAGGAGTTTTTACATCTCCAACGCTGGCACCCTCAGGCAGCTGATCCTCTTCGGTGTAGAGCACTGCATCTTGAGCAGCATAAGTCCACTCGCACATTTCATCGAGGTTGCTCAACACAGAACCACGCAAGATTTCAGTGCGTGCCGCTCCACCTGCAAGTTGTGACCAACGGGAAAGGTGAGCACCTTGTATAGCGACAGTACTGCCAGAAACTGAGATATTTCCTTCTGAAGTACCGTCTTGGTTAAAATTAATTAATTGACCATCATCGCTATTCCTTCTGATAAAAACCGGTACTCCCCCATCCCTTGTTATATTTAATTCACCATGTGGGAAAAAGACCGCACCTGCAGTTTGAAAAGCAGTGGCAGTTTTGCCGATAATTAATCGACCAGAACTGTCAATCCTCATTCTTTCGGCGTCAGATGTACCGGTGTGGAACTGAAGTGCGTCTGAACTTGAACTGCAGGTTATAGAAGCCCTTTTGTCATTACCACCGTCTTCCCACCCAAGCTTGCCTGAGTCATCTGATTCTTGAGAAAGGGTAAGACCAAACTGCGGACTTCCATGGCCAACACCAAGATGACCTGCTTTAGTGAATGTAAACAAATCCGAAAAGGATCCGCTGTCATTGTTTGAGATTGTCAGATCATTAGCATCTTGGTTAGAGATGATGCGCCAGCTGTCGCCGTTGTCGTCGCCTTCGTCTGCAACTAAGTAAAGAGCAGCGCTTATACCCTCTCCTCCAGTAACCCGGAAGTCTCCCGACACGACATCGAGTTTTCCAGAACTGTCAACCTTGGCCCTAAGAGTTCCTCCTGTTGAAATGTTTACTTCATTCGTACCAAAGAACAGTCCGCTATCGGCATCTGAACTAGAAGCTACTGCTGGAGCCGCTGCAGTGCCCGTAGTTGTTTGTACTTGACCGCTTGCTTTTAGTGGTGAGATACCATCTGTTCCGTCAATAGTAATTGCCATAATTTACCTCAAATTACCACCCAACTTGAAGATGACGGAACAGTAACCGTCCTGCCTGAATTAATTGTAATTGGACCTGCGCTGTGTGCGTGACGGTCCGTAGGGATAGTGTAATCCGTATCTACTGTTTTCTCATTCAAGAAAAAGACGTGGTTACCTGCACCACCTGTGGCGCCAGTAAAGTTTGACGCTAGCTTAGCTTCGGTAACCGTACCGTCAGCAGGTGTATTGATATCTACCTGGTCTCCCTGCATAACAGCAAAGAAACTCAAACCGTTTGCAGGTGGAGTGGTAAATGTAATCTGAGTGTTTGCTACCGTGTAATCGACACTTGGGTTCTGGATGACACCACCCACAGATACCGTAAGCTGAGCGGTGCTTGCCGGTGCGACTGCAATACCGCTTACCTCTAAATCGAATGTTGCGAGTGAGCCGTTAAATGAACCCGAGATGTCATCGATCTCACGGTTTTGCCCACGGGCTATACCCCTGCCGATGTACATGTTGACTATCTCTTGATCACTATATTCTAAAGGAGTTAGTCTTTTGACTAAGACAAGTCTGAAGGCCTAATCAGGCGGCCTCCAGAGCGGTAACGCGAGCTAACAGATCATCAATCGTGGTCTGCTGAGCAGTGTTCTGCGTTTCCAGTGCTCCGATTGTGGTCTGCTGTGCAGTGTTCTGCGTTTCAAGCGACTCAATTCTGGTCTGTGCCTCTTGAAGTGCTTTTACAGCCTTCATGTAAAGAACAGAATAATTGATTGATTTGATGGACTCCAGTTGGTTTCCATCTGCGTCTAGAACCGTTTCACCTTCTTTAACAGCAGACGTTTCAATTAGCCCAGGGGAGACGCTTTCAGCTTCCTGAGCAATTAGTCCAATTTGAGTGTGCGTTTCATACCCAGTGTTTTCTCTGAAATTATATTTGCGGATCTGCAATCCTTTGATGTCATCCCACTGAGAAGTGGCATCAACAATATTTTCTTTTAGCCTTTGGTCTGAGAGAGACCCGTAAGAGTTATTAGTGTTAGTTACGTTGCCGTTGTTGGTTACTCTGAAAGCAAGAGTTCCAGCACCCAAGCTCCCTGCGTTGTTGCGAGCATAGAAAAACTCATATGTAGTGCCGGCAGCTCGGGTATTCGAAAGATCATAGTTAGTTGACGTTGAGAAATTTTGAGTGCCACCGTCGCTTCTTAGCCGCCACGATTCGGTTATGCTGCCTGAATTGTCACGTGCAACATAAAAGCTAATTCGTGTTGGCTTGTCATCATGAGCGTGGTCAGCGTCAACCACACCACGGATGCTGGCACATTCTTGATAGCTACCGCCGTCATTTCCGTACCAACTTAAAATCCCAAGGGTTTCACCGGTTGTAGCTGTACTGTCGTTTCTGCCAAGAATGATTTGTGGGGCTTCACTTGTGGCTCGGATTTGAAGATTTGCACCAGAAGCTGTTGTAATTGCACTGGTCGTATTAATCAACAACCGCCCCGAGCTGTCAATACGTACGCGCTCCGTCGGAACGGCGGCACCGTCTGCTGTGGTGCTAAACACAAGGCGGCCTGGCATATCGCTAGAGCCAGGAGTTGCGTCTACATTTGCCTCAATAGTTGCGCCTGGTCTAAAATTAGTACCGTCCGACCCAGAAAACGTCAGACTTCCAAGTTGATCGCCGTCGTTGACAATAGTAGTACCGCCAACAGACGCATTACGGTGTTTACCTAAAACAATTTCTGCGCCGTTTGAATTATTGCGCCCAAAAATTACACTTAATCCTTTGGTTGTGTCATCGTTGGCGGTCTCAAATTGAAACTGTGGCGTAAGAGTATTCCCTCCATCCCCGTCAACTACATTAGTGCGTGCAGTAGGGTTTCCAACCAACAACCGCCCTGAGCCATCAAGTCTTGCGTATTCCGACCCGTTACCACCAAAAGCCAAAGCACCAGAATCTGGTCTGAACAAGCCTGTGTCAAGGTCAGAGGCGAAGGTAACTGAGGGCGATGCAAGATCACCATCAGGGAATGCGTGTCCCGCTGTGACATAATCAGCCCCGGCAAGAATTACACCGAAGAATGATTGTCCGGAAGCAGGGGCTGAACTAAAAACAATATTCGTACCAGTAAGTTGAAAACCGTTGGTGCCGCCCCCATCAGGTTCTTGGATTACACCACCGACAGAAATCAGTACATTCTCAGAAGCAACGGGAAAAGGGGCTGGCGTCACGCCGCCAACCTGAAGAGCAAAAGAAGTAGTAGATCCGTTAAAACTGCCACTGATGTCATCAACGGCTTCATAGCGACGTTGAGCTACTTCAGGTGAGTGACCAATATATGGCATGATTTAATTCTATTTATTCTTCTATTGTATTAGGACCTGACGTAGAGGGTACGGTCGGCCATACAACATCTTCGGCATTTTCATAAGTTTGCGGAAGATCGCGCAAAACCTGACGATAAGCGGTCCATTGGGCCTGGTCTACAGTGGCACCTGGGGTCATAGTCCAGTCAGATTCACGGATGAGATCATCACGTTTTTGTCGAATCGCTTGCCAAGCGTCCGGTTGATCCGCAGGTTGTGGCGTGTTGCCTTCAGCGACCCACTCAAGGTACGCCTGATAATCCAGGTTGTTCGTATCTATAGGGATAAACACAGGCGGATTACTGCCTTCAATGTATTTAATGCAGCAAGTCTCGTTGGTGTCAGGTCGATTAACAATCTGGTAACTCATGATCAAAGTTCTGCGCTGAATGCAAGTTTACCCGCAGTGCTTCCAGTACACAAACGGCCAGTATTCCCAATAGTGAATCCAGTACCGCTTTTTCTGCTGCCAAAAATATGACCGCTAAATCCGTTGCCATTTGGCAGAGCCAGTAAATCAGTTCCATTCAAATTCACATCTATAACACTTGACCCGCCATCAAGACGCATAGAAGCAACGTCATCGGTCAAAGTGCAACTTGGAGCGGCTCGCATGGGTACTGGAGGAATCGGCAGATATTCGTACGCGGTAGCTGACGCTGCCAGCAGCACACCTTGTTGATTCATGTTTTTGTTAGCAGTTGACGAGGTGACCTCGTAGTAATACCGCTGACACCTTGCAAGCTCATCTGCAAAGCTTCTGTGCTCAAACGGTGTTGCGGTGTTGCCAACTTCTAGCTGGACGCCTGTAATATCGAAGGTGGCGTTAGTTGTGTTAGCCCAAGTATTCGTGTAATCAGGAGCCCTACTGCCACTATTAAAAGCAGCCCAAGCCCCAGTGGTGTGCCCTGAGTCTGTAAAGTCTGTACCCCAAAAAGGAGAAATGTTTACCTGGAGCCCAGCACCACTATCGTTATTAACAGTAATATTACTGTTACCGGGAATTACCTTGGTTACCTTAGTCCAAGTGTTAGCAGATAAAGAACCAAGGGAAAAACTGTAATGCTGCCCTGTACCGTCAAACGTTCGTAGGTAACCATAAAACTCTTGAGCAACACTGGAACGAACCCAAAAAGAAAGAGTTACATAACTCGAAGAACTTGTGTAATCCCAGCCACTTTGTGCAATATTTTGTGCCTCAATGTATTGGAAAGGGTTTCTGTAATTACCTGCACCGGTAGCCGTTGCTGTGTTAGTCAGTCTTAATACATTTCTAAAACCTTCGTCATAAGGAGACCCTGATGTAATCGCTGTTTGCGTATGAGTTGTAGTGCCACCATCCCACTGAACAAAGAATCTATCAACACTTCCATAGCCATTTGTAGTGCTGCTCGTGCCACGCTGCGCTACGTTCATTGCACCATTGATGATCAGGTTGCGAACACCAAGTTTGTCTGCAACACTATCACCGAGTCGCTGGGCGTCGATATCAGTTAATGCCATTATTAATTACCTCCTTAGGTTTGCTCGAGGTAGCTGATGGAAATATCTAACGAAGATGCAGTGTCAGCGCGTGCCCTCAGAACATCGCTTGACTCCATGATAATCTTTGAGCCTGAGATAATTTCTAAGGAGCCGCCTCCGGGAACCGGTGCGTTTCTAATTAAATAAACATCATCACCTGTGTTAGTGACTAGATAAATATCAACATCTGTAGAGATACCGGTCTTGTTCGAAACAAGAATGCTTAATAACACATGTGTAGCAGATCCTCCTGCAGTCAGCACATTCGTGGAAGTGTTGGAAATGGCTGTGGTAACAAGATCTGCCTTAGTTTCGATTTTAAAAGTGTTTGCCATATCAGCCTAAAGCCACGATTAATGCAAGGTTTTCTGTTGAATTGATAACCCCGGTGACAGTAAGATCACCCGAAACCGTTACGTTTCCTGGGATAGCAATTGAGCCTGATGAGTCTATTGTAAGTCTAGCAACTCCACCAGTCACAAGGCTGATTTGATCAGGCCCACCGCTAATAATACCGGTGTTTGGATCAGTAGCAAATTTTAAAGCACAACTTGTTAACGATCCAGCGGATAATTGCGTGTTGGTGCCATCAGCCCTTAGTAGAGGAAACCCTCCAGCAGTGGACCCATCGTGAACTACGGTTGTATTCAGATCGGTGTTGACCGTTACTTCACCTGACGCTCCTGTAAAAGCTGATGTCTGTGAGGTTGTACCTCTACGAAATTGTACTTGGGTTGCCATAGCTCTATCCTAATGCAACTGCAATTGCGGTAGCAAAACTCTCTGTGGAAATTGTTCCACTCGAGTCAGGAACCGTCATTGTTCTGGTTTGACCAGACGTGATACCTGAGCACTCAAATGCTAATTTTTTGTTGTTGTCACTGTTGTCACTAATTCTAAAAGTATTATCTAAAAATCCGCCGCCGGGAATGGTTGATGCTGATGTAAGAAGGGTCCCGTTTTCATCCGGGAAAGTAAACGTACGAGTAGTACTGCCACTAATGGTTCCGCTGTCGAATCGAGCAATCTTGGTGTTGTCGTCTGCATCACGAATGGCCAAGCCACCTGTTTGATCATTTACGATGAGAGCAGTAGTTGTGACCGAAGCAAGTCCTGCGATTGTCGTTGCAGAACCGCCCAAAGCAATAGCTGTTGAACCGACCGTTACTGAACTGTTCGCAAGCTGGCCGTTTGGAATGGCGCTTGTGTCGAACTCACCCGTTCCACTGTTGTAAGACAGTCCGGATCCAGAAGCTACACTTAATGATCCCAAAAGAACGACGGTGCCGCCCGCGTCTGGGAATGTAATGGTTCTATCAGCTGTTGGATCAGTAACTGAAACTGTTGTCTCATGAACATTATTAGTTGAACCTTCGAAAATGATCCCTGAAGAGTTTAGAAGTATGCCATTGGCAGCATCGGCTGCACCTAGACGAATGGTGTCTGTTCCTACAAGTGACTGCGCAGTAAGACTTGTTACACCAGCAAACGTGGCTTCTGTGGCACCCAACGCGATGGAGGTTGAACCGAAAGTGATAGAGCTATTCGCCAAATTGCTGTTGGCGATAGATGAGGCTGTAGATAGAATCGTGCCTGTTTCATTAGGCAGCGTCAAAGTCCTATCTGCTGTCGGGTTAGCAGCAGTTAAGAGTGTTTCGTGATCATCAGCACTTGAACCCTCAAAGGTGATCCCAGCGGCATTCAGAAGCATGCTATTGGCAGCATCCCCAGTGCCAACTACAATGGAGCCACCTATTATGGTCGTTGAAGAAAAAGAAGTAAGACCCTGAACTATTGTGGCAGTGGTACCTAAAGTAATACTTGTGCCACCGATATTAAAAGAGCTGAAGGCCAGTTGGCTATTGGGGATAGAGCTGGTGCTGAACTCGCCGCTTGTCGAGTTGTAGGTAAGACCTGATCCTGATGCAACACTTAAATGAGCCCTTACATCCGTAGCACTTGGCCCTGTAAAAGTAATAACTCCAGTAGAAGAGTTATATGCTAGCGATCCATCACCACCTGAATCTGTAACACTAATCGCACTTCTTGCACGGGCATTTGTAAAGTACTGATTACTAGAGCCTTCACTTAGATCATCAGTATCATTGCCCGCTAAGTCAAGCTTGTCTGAGGAGGTATTTAACTCCTCAAAAAAACCTGAATTTAGGATAATTGCCTGTCTTGTTGCCATCTTTGATTTCCTAGCAGCTAACTGTTAGAAGCCAATAGCTGTTCATTCTTTTTATCTTAGCAGCAGTAAAAATGCTAGCTAAGTAGAATAGGTGGTTCAATTTGTATTGCTAAATTTGCAGTCGTAGCTGCTTCACCGACACGCACAACAAAGTGTCCATTTGTTGTTGGAGGATTCTTCGTTACGGCTCCATCGCTTGTTGCCAGGTAATACGGCTCCCCTACATCTAAACCTGAAGTCGCTAAAATACCTACGACTAAACAACGAACTTCTTGACCTGCAGTCTTCGCGGTTTGTGCAAAACCAACAACTGTTGCCTCATCTCTTGTTCCAGAGGCATTTGCCAGGCCCACCTTACCATCAGATGCTCTTGCATATAAAGCAGCCCCTTGCGTCACATCTTCGAAAGCCAATGCACCAAAACCAGCCACTGCGTAGACAGTTCTACCGGCCATGGTGGCTTTGAGGTCCAAAAGAACACCGTTAAGGCCCTCAAAATTAGGTGCGTATGGTCTGTGATCAGTTGTTCCTGACATTAGGACAAGAGAATGGGTGGTTCAATCTGAATTGAAAAATTAGAGGTTGTAGCACCTTCTCCAACCCTCGTGACATACTGACCTGCTGTGGATGGAGCGGTTGTGCTTATCTCCCCTGCTGTGGTTGATAAGAAGTAAACATCGCCAGGATCGATTGCGCTGGGATAATCCAAAAGACCAGCTACTAAAACTTTTACTGTTGCGTCTATAGCTGCATCATCATCTGCAAAACCTACGACGAGGGCCTCATCTTGACTGCCATCAGCCTGAGCTTTACCTACCTTGCCGTCAGACGATCGCATGTAAAGAGCATCGCCATCAGACACGGCTTCAAAAGTTGTCGCATCGAAACCAACACGTTCTGGTGCAAAAGTAGGAAAACCTTCTTTTAAATCAATTAAAGCCTCGACTAAGCCCCCATAATTATGATCGTACGGTTGCCTAGTCAATGTAAACCCATTGGCCGTCATGATATCGATTAAGATATCGATGGCACCGCCTATGTTTGGCTCGTACCTAGACATATACACTTACATCGTTTCACTCATTCTAAATTGTTGCATACTTTAGAATGACTTTATAGGACAAGTGTTATGTCGCCAGAGGTGATTACTGCTGTGATTACAGGAGGTATTGGTGCTTTCACCGGGCTTTCACGTGCTTTGAATAATTTTAATAAAAAAATCGAGCACCGTTTCGAAAGAATACAAGACGACATCGACGACTTGCAGGACAGAGTTACACGCGAGTATGTCTTAAAAGAAGATTTTTTACGCGAAATAGAGTCAGTTCACACCAAGCTTGATCGCATCCTTGATCATTTGCTTAAAAATTAAATCGTTACCCACGCAGCTGCTGTAGCGTCATACATCAATAAATTAGAAGCAGTGGAGTCGTAGTGCAACTGTCCGTCTACCGGGTTGGAAGGTTGTCCTGCGCTACGTGACACGACGGCTTTTGCCGTCTGAAAAGAGGTACCGTCAAAAATTTTCAATACATGTGTGCTTGCGGTGTCAAGCCAAGATTCTCCTTTGCTGTTCGAAGTAAACCCAACGCCAGAGGCATTAGGAGCTGTCGCTCCCACATGAACTGGTCCTGCCTTTATAAGGCCACTGCCACTGTCCTTGAAGAAAAGACCAGGCTCTGCTGTGTTTGTGTTAATTGCAAGCTCTCCATCACCTAAACGTGTTGGAAACGGACGGTCGCGTAAGACTGAGGACCTTCTAGAAAGAATCTGTACAGACATTTACGTATTTATGTATATCCCGGCATCAATTATTCTATCTTGGTCAGTTAACGGACTGTAGGTGCTGCCTTCAATCTGCACAACAGTTGCGGATACCTCCGTTGGTACACCACTTACATATTCCCCGCCCTCTACAAATCCCTGCTCAAACTCATCTGTATATTCACTTAAGGGTTGGTCGATAAGTCCGAACTTTGCATTTTCAATTACTTGGGGTTGTAGGTTGAAAAGTTTATTTACTAACTGTGTGAACCTGCTTGTGGTGTTAAACACCGTACCAGCTCTGTCAAGAAGGCCCTGTGCATTCCTTTTTATGTCATCCGTCAACAACATCGACGCGGCAGAGGGCCTGAAGTCAGCAACGTCTTCGGGGTTATTTCTCTGACCGACGACATTTTGCGTACCGGCCCAGCCAAAGAACTGCCTGTCAAGAACATACTTTTCAGCAGCTTCCTTTAATTTAACTACCTCTTTCTCAAAATTCTTATAGAAAGTTTCAAGACCTTTACCCACGGGTTGATCACTCGGCTCGAGGAGCCAAGTGCCTACGTACTCATGAGGCTGCAAGTTAGACACATCACAATAACCAGAAGCCGTATCACTAAAAGGATACACAATGACGAATGTGTTGGAATTTGTCACCGAAGAAACAACATAATCGCCACTCAAAGCAGAACCACTGGTGAAGGTAATTTTCACACGCTGGTTTTGCTCAAGTCCATGATCTACCGCACTGATCGTTATGTTTGGACCCGACTGCGTATAAGAAGCAGACAGAGCGATCGGTTGTCCACCCTCATCATGTATAAGTGCCCACATCGATGCATAAATGTGCTTGCACCACCGAGGTTGATAGTACATTAAATTCTGGGATGAAAACTCTGCTTTGTCCTCATACTCAGGAATCTGATAAAAATTATTGACAGTCGTATAGCCAAAGTCCTCAAAAACACCAGGATTATCCCTTGTGTCACTAAGACTGTTATCCTTACTTAAAGTCTGACCAGGACGTAAGTTCTCAACAGGTGTTACAGGAAACTTTTTCTTTGTTCTATCTTCGAATAGATTGTAACCTCTTCTCTTTGTATAGTCTTGACAACTGCATTGCCATCTCAATTCTGTAGTAAGAAAGCGGCCTACTTTAAAACCGCGATGTGCTGGGACAACAGTTGCAGTGATTCCAGACACGGTCTTTGCACCGTAGCTATCCTTTCGTTGGAAAATAATTTCTTTCGTGGTCGCGTCCGAACCTGTAACGGTGAAGCCAACATAATCGGTGTAATCGAACCCTCGAATTAGTCTATTTACCTTTGCGTTTCCCGTTGTTGTACCACTTGTTATCGTTAAGAATGTAAAGGTTGTAGATCCTGTAACGGTAATCGAATATCTACCGGATGCCACCGCACCTGTAGAGACGTCCAGAAAAACTTTGTTCCCCGTCGCAAGCCCGTGCGCTGAGCTGGTCGTGACAGTAACTGTTGAAAATGATCTTGAGTACGTAGCACTTATACCAGGATCACGTTCAATAACCCTGTCTGTAATACGTTCATCTTTTAGCAAGCCGACCTGCTCAGGTAACTCGCGTAGTTTTACTCGTGTAGTGGTCCACCTTGGGTCTGTGAATGCTGCAGACAAATAGTAAGTAACGTTGCCACTTGTGGTGGCAGACGTTGCTGCTGTCAACGTGAATGTATTTTGTGTCCTATCAGTGATCGTTAACGTTGCATCGGTCGCCCCACCTGTCGTGAAGTCCAGATAAATCTGATCACCAATGAAATAATTATGATCTGATTTAGTTACGGTTATCGTTGTGCCCGCTTGGCTGTATGTGGCACTAACTGCATCAGACAAATAACGAACTTCTTCGATTGGAATCCCAATATCGTAAAAAGAAAACGCATTTGTGTCGCGCATTCCCACTAATTGTTCGCCTATCTCGTTACTTGCAGATGGATATGTAAATAAACGCGCCGGGACAAAGATTCCAGGGAATTGTTGAAAGGAAAAATAAAGCCGGTAGTCTCCACGAGCCTTTCGCTCTCTAAAAGAAGAGCCTAACGTGCTTTGCGTGATGGAATATAGCTCATAACCTCTTCTCCAACGCGACCAGAGAGAATCTTGGTTGTAAAACCTGATTTCACTACTCTCTTCGGGGTTTCTAGTGATGTCAAAGGGATTAGGAGCCGCTGCACGACGGTTTGGCCCCTGAAAAGACGTTAATTTAGTGAAATTTTTGTCTTGGTTGCGGTCAAAAGGCCCTGATGACGAGCTTTTGAACTTGTTGAGTCCAAAAGGCATGATTTTAAATCAATAGAAGCCGCCTTGTACGCCTACATAGAAGCCGTTTGTAAGTGCAGTGGCGCCACTAACAGCGGCATAGAGAGCTTGACCACGGCGCAGCATCAAACCACGCTGTTTTGGAGCGATTTGGCTATTAGCACCGTCGAAATTAGCACCAGCTTGAACGGTGGGATGATTAATGAGAGGTAAATCCTTTTTAATAGTCAAACTGTAAGCAAGATTTTCTTTGACAGCTTCAACACTGGCAACAAATAAAGGAAAAAATTGATTGGTATTACTTAGAGTTCCAACGTTAACTAGGTAGAAGCAAATATCAATAGGAAGAGACACATCAACGTTGCCAGTAATTGTGCCACTAATACTTGGAATCGCTGCGGTAAATGTCGTTGGAGTTACCGTCAGAACCGTTGCTTCTAAATCAATTGGGTCTGTGCCTGAACTGCGACTCGTGATGTCTAAAAAGGTCTTCTGTCCGACCTGAAGATTATGTCCAGCGCTGATCGTTACTGTAATTGTGGTACCGTTTGCAGAGTAAGTACCAGTCGTAGCAGTCTGTGCATCAATCTTTTCGATTGTGCGCTTGCTGTAGCGCAGAAAGATTTCGTCGATGTAAGCACCCGAAATTGAGGTGTCTGTCTGCCCAGAGTCAGCGTCAAAGATTTTTGTCGCGTTACCAACAGCAGTCGGAACCAGGCTAGTGCTAAATGCCTGGCCAGAAGCAACCGTCAGTAAAGTGGACGTCGTTGCCGGACGATCGACCATCAACGGCTGTTTATTAGAACTACTGCTTGACACTTCTTCTCAGCGGGTTTCTTTAAATGTATTATAGCGGTATCAGATCAATCTTCTTTTTTGTCCTTCTTTTCCATGCGTGATCTTGCTTTCTTCAAAGCATCCTTACGCTTCTCTTTGTCTGTCATTTTTTCTTCACCCTTACCATCTTTCTCTTCCTTCTTTTTTTTGAAATGAGCAAGAAGCTCGGGTGGCATTTTGTGTTTTGACATAATTAAGAACCGAAACTTTGGCCCCCGCCTTCAGATAAATATTTAGAGCGAGATAATTTTGAAGGCGAACCGCTGGAGTACTTAGAACCTACCTGTTCCTCTAGACCTGAAGGGGATTCAGCACTGAAAGCACTTCCTGCCATGCGCTCTACTTTGCTTGAAGAGTCGCCCATGACGTCGGTGGGCATAGGCAATCCACCAAGTTGATCTTTAGCTTGTCCCATTATCTTGTCATGAGATCTAGGTTTGATGGATCGCCACGTAAGCCTTGGCGTAGTATTGATCCTGTTGCGTAAGGCACAGGCTGTTCCCCTGGCTCTAATAAGTTTAGCGGCAACACATCTCCTGCCATTCTTGGTCGCTGCGCTCTCCCGAACATGCTTGGACCTTGTGGCTCCGAAGGCACGTCATCTCGACGCAATCCAAACATGTAGCCTAATCTGGTTGTCGGCTTCACCATTTTGCCTGCACCGGTTGTTTGTTAACGACGACACCTGGCATGGAATCAGCATATGAGCGAGTGACCTCTCTCATGTAGGCAGGATTATTTAACTGATAACGCGGATCATTTTCGCCTGTGTATGAAACGACTAGATCGCATGGCGTGTGCTTTTCTGATCGTTTCATGTTGAACGGATCACTGAACCCTGCTGTCAGAAGCTGATAATCGTTGTACATGTTCCTGTACGTCACAGGAAACGATTGGCTATAACCAGGTATCGCCGCAAATCGCATCATTCCATCAACTCAGGAGCTTTGAAGGCACCCTGCAGTAGGCCTAACACATCGAAAGATTTGGGGGCAGCTGGTGGTGCAAGAGCACGGGTAGCTCCTAAACCACCGCCGATATAGCTTTTTAAAAACTCCGCATTATTTTTTACGGTTGGTTTATCAGTAGGTTTGTCATCCACCGGAGGAGGTGCAGTCGGCTGTGGCATAGAAGAGGAAACCCCTGCTGCTTGCTGAGCTCCAGGTAGATACTGCTTGTACGCCCCAGACTTATAGACTGACCAAGCCCCTAGGCCTTGCGAATCAAGAATTGCTTTTGCTGCCCGTACATTAGTTTTAGGATCATATAACTCCTCGTTAGCTCTAAGACCTAAATTCTTGCGGCGCTCAGCACCGAGCATGTAGCCCGGTTCATCAATCATATTAATTTGATAGAGACCAAATGAATAATCACCTGTGCTCCTATCGGGGTTCAATGCTCTCGGATCCAGGCCGGATTCAGCTTGGCTGATTGCGACCATAGTAGGAATTAGATCCTCTTTGACTCCTTCCTGTCTTAGAAGCCCCGCAAGTTGAGCTTGAGATACCTGTCTTGCCATATTATCTGTGGTTGGTTTCGAGTAAGAGGCGGGTGCCGACAGCAACATCAGCAGGACCAGGAAGAGCCTGGATAAATTCAGCACCTTCCCTGTTGAACCTGTAACGAGCTTGCTCAGGATTTCTGTAATTAGGTACATATAAGTGCAACGCTAAACGATCAGTCTCATACATATAAATCTGCGTCCACGTTTTCAATGTCTCCTTGAAATCCGTGGTTGCGATAGTACGATCAACGTCGCCAGCAATTGACTCAACTCGCCCACGTGGAACGGTTGAGTTATTCATAGTGCCAGTCATGTCGGTGCGTTTTTCAGCCTCATCGCACCGCTCAACCTGTTCAACAATCTTGGAGTACCAAAACGAATCTGGTACGTTATCCAAAGCCTCTTCCAATCGTGCCAAATCGCCGGCAGGAATCGACGTAGTATTGTACCCCAAATGCCAGCGTACTTTTGACTTTAAGAAAGTATCAAGCTTCATTAATGCTCACCTTCGCATTAGCGTGCAAAGACTATATGCACCAATAACAGATTAACACGCGCCAATAATCACTCAACGCGGACAAGATTCTCTTTGAAAATCTCTTCCCAATCAACACGCTTTACGCCTTTCAGTTGTTCGAGACGTGAGAAACGCTCACCAGGAAGGGTGAGTTGCAAGTCCTTAATATCGCGTGCAGTCTTTAGACCAACTCCTGGAAGGGCGTCTGCAATTTGACGTGCTGAGGCGAGGTTGATATTTACTCTAGTGTCAATAGGAAAGGTTTCTTTCTTTGA